GGTGGATTGGCCCCGCCTCCCAGCCCGGCGTGATAGCATGGGGCGACCCGCTGCCCGTCAACGTCGTGGAGGAGATGACCGCTGATAAGATGGCGCTGGAGTTGGGCATCGTGGATAAAGGCACGGTAGCCGAGCGGTACAAGGCGCGCTACGGCAAGACCTGGGAGGAAATCCAGGCGGCCATAGCCGAGGAAAGCGCGGCCAGCAATGCAGCCAACGCGGACATAGGCAGTCTCATTCTGCGCAATTTCAACAGGGGCGAGGGCGTGCCGATAGTGCCGCCAGAGAGGCAGCCCGTGAATGGCAACGTCCGCTGAAATCCTGCGCCGCATAGCCAGCCAACGGGCACAAATGGGGGCGCTGGATGCGCAGACGTTGGAGGCAATCGCCCGCGTCTATGGCGTGATGTATGAGCGCCTCGCGGGGGATATTGACGCGCTCGTGCAAGCGATTGGTGCGCTGGAAAATCCCACTATTGCACAGGTAAAATCTCTGCCGCAATACCGGCGGCTGTTGCGCCATGGCACGCGGGAGCTTGACGCGTTCGGCGCATACCTGAATAGCACCATTGGTGGGGCTGGCAGCGTGGGCGCGGAGATCGGGCTGCAGCATTCCAGCGAACTCATTACCGCCATGACTGGACAGCGATTCGTCGGGCTGCAGAAGCGCGTCATGACGACGCTACTGGAGTACCTCAAACCTGACGGCCCGCTGTATGTCCGCCTCGCCCTGATCACCAACGGCACGATAGACCGGGTGATACAGCAGATCGTCGAGGGCGTTGGGCAGGGCTGGAACCCGCGGCGCATCGCCTCCGCCATCCAGGACGGTTTCGGCGGCGGGTTGACGGATGCGCTGCGCAACACGCGCACGGTACAGCTCTACAGTTACCGGGACAGTGCCCGCGCCAATTACATGGCCTCGGGGGGCATCGTTACCGGCTGGATTTGGTGGGCTGAGTTGGACGGGGATACCTGCATGAGTTGTGTAGCCCAGCATGGTACGGTACACGATTTGGACGAGACGCTGGATGACCATTACAACGGGCGCTGTGCGGCGCTGCCGTATATCCCTGATTTCCCGTTGGAGGCGCAGACAGGCGCTGAGTGGTTTGACACCCTCACCCCCGAGGCGCAGGCGGACATGATGGGGCAAGAGAAGCACGCGGCCTGGCAGGACGGCAAGTTTGATTTATCCCAACTCTCGGAACAAAAGCCGAGCGAAGTCTACGGCACGATGCGCGGCGAGGCGAGTTTAGCCAGTCTGCTGGCAGAAAGCGAATGACGAATGCCCTACTTCATGTTTTTCCTATCCGGCCTCGCGCTCGGCTTCGGGCGTCATGACCGGCGGGCGTTTCTGCTCTACGTTCTGTTCCTGACCCTGGCGATAGCGACCGCGCTGTATCGTGTGCCCGTGCCGCCCATCCTGGAAAGCGTACAGTCGCTATGATAGCCCTTGTCACCGGCGGCACACGCGGGATAGGGCTCGCTATGGTGCGGGCGCTCAGGGAGGCAGGCTATACTGTGGGGGTGGTGGCTCGCCACGCGGCCCGTGATTTGGGTGTGCCGCATTTCTTCCGCGACCTCTCCCGGTTGCATGAGCGGCACGGCATCATAGCTGAGGCGGTGGAAGAGATGGGCGGCCTCGATATCCTGGTCAATAATGCCGGTTGTCAGCACCACGCGCCCGCGCTCGAATACGGGTACACAGACTGGCATTATCAGCTTGAGCTGATGCTGACAGCGCCGCTGGACCTATCCCAACAGGCGGCCAGGCACATGCTAGACCACGGCGGCGGGCATATCGTCAACGTACTCAGTACTAATGCATTCCAGGGGGCGCGGAATATCGCGGGCTACGTCGCCGCGAAACACGGGCTTCTCGGCCTCACCCGCGCTCTTGCAATCGAGTGGGCGCCGCTGATCCGCGTCAACGCTATAGCGCCCGGACTCACCGATACCGACATGACACGGGAGTACATCACCCCCGAGCGGCGGGCGCTGCTGGAGAGCATCACCCCGGCGGGAAGGTTCGTCACGCCCGAGGAGGTGGCGGGGGCGCTGATGTACCTGGTCAACTCGACGGCGGTATATGGGCAGACCATCGTATGCGATGGAGGATGGCTGGCAAAGAATGGCTGAGATTATCCAAGCCAAAGACCTGCGCGGCGAGAGGCGGGAGCGGCTGATAGACGCCGTGCCGTTGTCTACCCCGTGGACTATGTTCATCGAACCTACCAACGTCTGCAACTTCCGTTGCCAGTATTGCCCCACCGGACACACCGACTTGCTGCGGGAAGTCGGGCGCAAGAATACGCTGATGAGTTGGGAACTGTTCGTCAAAGTCGTGGATGACATGCGCGCCTTCCCCACGCGGCTCAAGATGGTCAACATGTACAAGGACGGCGAGAGCCTGGTGCATCCCCGCTTCTGTGAGATGGTGCGCTACCTCAAGGCGGCGGACGTTACCGAGCGGATATGGGTCAAGACCAACGGTGCGCTTCTCTCGCCTGAGATGAACGCGGATATCGTCACCTGTGGCCTGGACATGATAGGGGTATCAGTTCAGCATGTCCATTCCAAAGGATTTCACGACATTGCGGGAGTGAAGGTGGACTATGCCAAATATCGCGCGGGCGTTCTGGATTTATTCAATCAAAGCCGAGGTACTGGCACTAAAGTATCTTGCAAAATTGCTGATGTGGGTTTGTCAGAAGATGACAGATCGGCTTTCATTTCTGATTTCGGAGATAGATGCGACTTTATCGCAATCGAAGGTCTTCACGGATGGAGCACTTCCGAGGCCTACGATTTCAAAATGGGAACAGACCAGTCGTTTGATGGCACGCCTCGCCAGGCAAAGGTCGCCTGCCCCCTCGTCCTCTACATGCTCACCGTCAACGCCAACGGAGACATTAGCATCTGCAACGACGACTGGGCCCACTACCACCAAATCGGAAATGCGGCACACATGGGACTAGCGGACATCTGGAATGGTGACGCGCTCAGGGCCTTCCGCCTCATGCACCTGGAGGGGCGGCGTTCTGAGAACCGGGCTTGTGCCAACTGCGACTACATGCAGGCGCTGCCCGACAACATAGATGCGGACCGTGAGACGTTCGCAGAAAGGCTACGATAATGGCTCGTGAATGCCCTGTTTGTATGCACACCCGCCGCGAGCAGATATTCAGCATGAAGTACCGCGTGCCCGACGACTGGCCGCTGCCCTCGGAGATAACCTGGTACGCCTGCGATGAATGCGGGATGATCTACGGTGACGGCGACTTCGACCAAGCGATGCTTGACGACTATTACCAGCGGCTCTATGGCTACGGGGTGAATAACCCGGCGAATACCGAGCGGCTACGGGGCGAGGCCCGGATGATAGTGGACATGGTATCGAGCGCCGCTACTGTGGTGGACTTCGGTGGCTCCGGTGATGACGGGGAAAGTATTTTTCTGAACTCCCTGTCTGACTATGGCGCGCGAAATGTAATCAGCGTCAATGCTGGGGACAAATTACCTCCGTTCTGTGATGTCATCTACGCCTCGCACGTCCTGGAGCACATCTACGACCTGCCCGAAGTCATGCGGCGACTCGTGGCTGCGCTTGCGCCTGGGGGGACGCTGATCGTGGACGTGCCCGATGCGCTCGGACTGCTGCAACGCTGGAAAATGCCGATACTGGACTACAACACGAAGCACCTGAATCACTTCACCATGCGCAACCTGCTGGAGTTGGGCTACCGTCACGGCCTCGAAGCGGTATCCGAGCGGCGCTATGAGCTGGAGTTTGCCCCGTGTATGCAGGTGCAGTTCCGGCGGGTGGACGTGGCGCGTACCTCTGCGGCTCACGTCATAAGCAACGATGAGGCGCGATATGCTAAACTCATGGGGATTGACTTTCCCGTCAACGTGTGGGGGATGAGTGACATCGTTTGGCACACGCTGGCCGACTTTGACCTGGACGTGTTGGACTACATCGACAACGACCCCGCGTACAGGGGCCAGACCTACAACGGCAAGCCGGTACTGGAGCGCCCCACGAATGACGCGCCGATAGTCATTATGGCGCAGGGGCAGCGTGGGCGGCTAATTGAGAACATCCGCGCTATGGGCGTAGAGAACAGGATCATCGAAGTATGACCCGCGTAGCTGACGCAATCTTCGAGCGCCTCAAGTCCGAGGTGGACACCGTGTTCTATCTCCCCGGCGGCGGCTCCGGCCCGCTGTGCGACGCCCTGGGCGCGTCCGGCCTCCGCGCCGTCTGCTGCCTGCACGAGCAGGGCGCGGGCTATGCGGCGGTGGGCTACGCCCAGCATCGCGGCTTCGGCGTGTGCCTGGTGACCTCGGGCCCCGGCGTGACCAATGCTATGACGCCCTGCCTCGCGGCGTGGCTGGATAGCGTGCCCGTGCTGTTCGTATCCGGGCAAGTCATGACGCGCTGGCAGGCATTGCCGGGGATGAGGTCAAGGGGCACGCAGGAGGGGCCGACGCGGGCGCTCGTCACGCCTATAACAAAATTGGTATATGTCGCCGAGGAAGCGAGGAATATCATGGGATGGCTGGATACGCTGATACGGGTAGCGCGAGAGGGCAGGACTGGCCCGGTGTGGCTGGACGTGTGCCAGGATGTGCAGGCCGCCAATGTATAAGCCTGCGATACTCATGGGAAATGGCATCCGGGGCAACCCGGCATTGATCGACCACCTGTGCAGCCTCAATATCCCCGTGCTTCTCACCTGGATGGCGGCTGACCTGCTACCTGAGGATCACCCCGCTTTCTGTGGCCGGCCCGGTATCTTCGGCCAGCGGGCGGCAAACATCATACAGCAGAAGGCCACTCACCTGTACTGCTTCGGGGCGCGGTTGGATGGGGAGCAGGTGGCCTATGACTACGAGCGGTTTGCTCCGAGGGCGGAGATATTCATTATGGATGTTGACCAGGCGGAGCACAGGAAATTCCCGCAGCGCTATCAATATCCCAGTGTCCTGCATTACCTCGGAGAGGATCACGGCTATATGTTTGTGAAAAGTCCCTCCGAATGGCTACCCTGGTGTAAGACGCTGTATGCCCGCTTCCGGACTGAGTTGGACGGGCCGGCGACCTGCGAAAAGTACGTCGACCCGTTCACATTCACGCGGCTGCTCTCTCAGTACAGCGACCCCGGCGACGTGTTCGCCATTGGCTCAAGCGGCAACGCGCCGACTGTGTTCTTCCAGGCGTACAAGGTCAAGCGGGGGCAGCGCATCTCCAACGTGTGCACGATAGGCGCTATGGGCGCGGATATTCCCATGGCGATGGGCGCGGCGCTTG